CACCGCTATTTCGAGCAGGCTGTCGAAGCGCGCATAAACGTAGAACTCACCGCCCCAAGCAGTTGGCTCGCCAACGAATGACTCCTCCGGGGTCAGCAGGCCGGTAGCTTCGTCAAGGGTCCACGCGGTATCAGGTTGCTCGACACCTGATTCATTCGCCACGCGGATCGTGTCGCCCTTAGGTTTGTATATCTCCCGGATCTGCTCCATAGCACCGTACGTGTACGCCTTCACTAACTGGTAGCCGGATGGGCTGTCTTCCATGAACACAAACGGTTGGTCGATCGGCGTCGGTGTCTCGTGCGTCTTGCAACTCTTGAAGTCAGCGTGATCCTTGAGACGAAAACCGGTTGCCTGTCCGCCCATCGCGTGCCAGAAGTAGAGAATCTCCTGGATCTCTTCGTCGGCCCGATTGCCCATTGGGACCGCTACGTATCGATGCAACGGCCGGGACCACTTACGCGTGCGGCGTTCGTGCCCGCCCTCTCGCTCGATGATCTTGACCTTGTACCGCGGGCCAGATGTGAAACCGAATGACGGACAACCCGGGAAGATTTCCGTCGTGTCTAGGATCAGCATCAGTTGTTTCGCCTGCTGGCCATGGCCATACCGCGGGATGCTGCGGCGGCGATCTGCTGCTCTGTGCTTCGACTCACGCGCTCGCCCGACTCAGCACGAACACTGAAGTTCTGATTCACGACCATGCCGCCACCCATGTTCGGCATCTTAGATAGCGGGATGATGTCGCCACCAACGCGCGGGCGAAAGAACTCGGGCTCTCTCTCGTTGACGCGGTAGTTCATACCTGCAAGCACGGGACCGCCAATAGCTCGGGCACCGCCGAAGCCTAGCGCCCCAGCAGCCATGCTGATCCATCCGCCCCCAGTTCCACCGCCGGCTGCGCCAAAGAGCCGTTTCGCGATATCAGCTGCCACGGCCTGCGCAATGAGCTTCTTGATCATTTCACCGAAAGACTTTACGACGCCATCCAAGCCCTGATCGAATCCAGATACCAGGGTATCGGCAATGATGTCCTGAGTGTTGCGTGCGGCCTGTTCCTGAAAAATGGTTAGAGCATCTAGACCATCCAAGAACCGTTTCTCAAAGTCCTTCTCGAAAGACTCCAGACCCTGATCAAGACTCTCGCTGTTTCGGCTGGCGAAGTCAGATACAGCCTCGGCAGCGCCATTCGCAGCCTCGGTCATGATCTCAAGCTGTAAGGTGATATCAATAAGCTTCTGCTTCAGATTCTCTGAGCTGTCGGCTGCCTTCTTTTGTGCGTTCTCCGCGAGATCGGTCAACGACCTCGCCGCGCTGATCGAAGACGCGTCCATGCCTTCCATTTTTGCTATCAGATCATCGATCTCTTTTCCCATCTCTGCAGAAGCCGCAGCGGACTCTGGAAATGCCTTGGACAACTCGCTATGGGCGAGTCGATAAGCAACGACCGCCGCCTCCCCCTTTCCAAACGTTGCAATCTGCTCCTCTGCAGCCGCAATCATCTTCCTGATTTCTTCTTCGGCCTTCTTCTGTTCCTCCGAAGATTTCTTTTTGGCGTCCTCAACTTTGACAATTGCGTCGTAGCGACGTGCCAGCGCGAGGAGTTGTTGCTGCTCGGACTTACTTAACTCATCCAGCGCACCCGATTGGATCTGATAGGCAATCTCAGCCGCCTTGCCGACCTTGCCATACAGCGCGATCTGCTCTTTGAGCTTGTCGGAAAGCTTCACGAATTCTTCGGATGGCTCGGTCGGAGTGTTCGAACCGCTTCCAGAGCCAGCACCTGCCGCCAACAGAGGCGGGCGCGAGGCACCGCGCTCATAGAATGCTTTTATTTTCTGCTCGATATCCGCGATCGAATTATCTAAGTCCTCGTCCGAATACCACTCGATGAATCCGTTCTTGCCGAACACCCGGCCACGGTTCAGAAAGTCGGGGTGCAAGATTCCGAGCGACCGAAACTCTTGCATCTGGGCTAGCAGATCCTCCAGACGCACGATGTCATCAGCTGCGACACCCTGGATTCGTGCTGCGACCGACTCGCCGACAAACCGTGCGACATTAGCCGTCTCCGCTATCAGACCAGCTGATTTCCCGGTGACTTGTATAATTCCACTGACGAAGGCGGCGAATCCCTGCTGGAACGTTGGGTCACTGATCAAATCACTCAGCTGATTGATCGAATCCACAATCGGCGTCATGTTGACGCCAGCAATCGCCTGATTAATGTTGTTCTGCATCCGGGTGAATGCTTGGCCAACAGTCACCGGCATCGATTGCGCTTTGGCCGCGAGCGAATCAGTGTCTTTTAAGAATGCTTCAAAGAAGTCACGGCTAGTAACCTTACCGGATTTAACCGCAATCCGGAGTTTGCCAATACTTCCATCCAGGCCGTCGATGTTTCTGGCGACAGCACGGAGTATCTCCGGCGCGCCATCATTGATACTGTTGAACTCTTCGGCCTGAATCTTAGTGCCGCTCAACGCTTGCGACAGCTGCTGGAGAGCGCCACTTGCAGCTTGCGCGCTTGATCCGCTCACTGTCAGCGCGTTACCGATTCCTTCGGTGAAACGAAGCAAGTCTTGCTGAGAGGCGCCCAGTTCGCGGCCAGATTGTGCAAGCTTGACGTATAGGTCAGCGACACCGGACATTTCGGTACGGGTTCGCTGAGCAATGTTGAATAGCTCTTGCTGGACCTTACCGAGTTCCTCCGTTCCGTCCGTAACCAGCGCCAAGCGTCCACGCAGCTGCGTGTACTGATCCGATATCCTGATGATCGACTGTACCGCCTGAACAGATGCGTATGCGCCCAAAGCAGCACCGATTCTCTGTCCGAGCCGATCAAAGGACCGTTGCATATCCCTTGAACGACGCTCGGCGACACGCGCGGCGCGGCCGATATCCGTCTCAAACTTGCCCGTGCGCGCAAGAAGATCAATGAAAAGACTACCGAGACCGGCCATTTTTCACCATGCCAAAGGCTTTGACGACGTCATCTAGGTTGAGTCCTTTCGGCTTCGGCTTGTAGGGCAGGAAATCTTCCATAGTCCCACTGCCTCCCAATGCATTAGCCACGATGGAACACAATTGCGCAGACCCCCTGTCGTACATGCGAATAGGATCAAGCCTGCCGTTGCGGTCGAAGTACTCAAGCCAGTCGATCCATTCCTTGTGAGTCATCGAACGCTTGCATTCCCTCACCGGTCGCCCGATTGCGCACGCGATCTCGTGCCACAGATCGGCAACCGTTAGGCGTTTCCCGAGGTGTCTTCCTGTGCAGGTTCATCCGCTTCCTCGGATGCCTTCTGCAAGTCGATGCCCTGGGCCTTCATTGCTGCGTTTGTCAGCACGGTCGCTGGCTCTCTTGGCAAACGCCGCCACGTCTCCAGCGTGAACACCGGCTTGCCGTCCTTGTCCTCAATTGAGGCGACGGCCGTTTCGTGAAGAACCTTCAGGCCACGACGCTCGCTGTCCGACTTGTCCGGGAATGCTTTCGCCGCTTCCTGGTTGAGTTCCTGGAACTCGTAGTAGCCGAGTTCCCGGACGTAATAGGTGACTTGCTTGTCCTTGTGATTCACCGTCACGGCATGACGCTCAGTATCGAAGTCCATATCAGGTCGCCGTCCTCGGGAAGATCTCTGGGAAGTCCGAGAGCTGGATCGAAATGTTCGATGTCACAACCGTGTTGAGTGCGAAATCAAACGGCACGTCAGCCACAAACCCGTTGAAGAGAATCCACGTGCGGGTATCAGTGATATCGAATCCATCCTCCGATCCCAGCGTCGGCTCTGAAGTGCCATCCGACCAGCCGATTGCCCAGTCAATTTTGACGCCAGAGCGGTACAGCGCATGGACCGCGAGGTGCGACGCATCTTCCGGCTCAAAGTTGATGGTGAAAGTGGCAGTGCCAGGTGTCGGCATTCCGGGCTCGTAAGTGCGAGCCAGCGACTCCAAGCAGGTCGTTTCAATCTGATCGCGCGGAGCACCCAGCCCAGTCAGATTTGTCACGCACCCGACGCGCAGCAGATCTGCCGCAGGATTGTCGTCATCGACAGGCACGATGAGATAAAGCATCGTGCCCTGTGTTTTCTTCGCCACGTTTCAGTCTCCCAAAATGAAAAAACCCGCACGTGGCGGGCACAAAAAAGCCCGCGCGATGGCGGGCTTCTCGACACTAGTTACCAGACGATCAGCGGCGACGCGCCTTCTTCACTGCGCGGTCGATCGCCTTTCTCGTTTCGGTGATAAACACATTCAGCGCCTCAGAAGACTTCTCGGGCACCACCGGACGAAGCCAAGGCTTGGCTGGAACTTGCTCATTGCCGAACTCGAGCATGCCTCCGTAGGCGTGCACGGAGGCGCCATTGGGAGCGCGGTCCTTCCGCCTGAGCCGGACCAGCACGCGCTCGTTTGCACCCGATCTCTGTGGATTCGGATCGCGACTGACAATCACAGCCTTCTTAAGCGTGCCGGTAGAGACGCTCGGCCTAGCGTCCTTGTTAGGCTCCGCAACTATGCGATCGATGTTCGCTTGCGCGGCACGCTGGAACACTTGCCCGGCCTTTCGAAGTCCGACGCGGACGGGCCCACCCTTGACGCTTACGATCTCCTTAGGAAGCGCCTGGAGCGTCTTCAGGAGTTCGCCGAGACCTTCGACTTCCGCCATCGCTTTTCTACCTGTTCCAAACGCTCACGCAGTTTTCGAGGCAGGATCTTCCGTGCGGCCGCGCATGGCTTACACGACGTCACAGCACGTCCGCGAGACTTGCCGTCTTGAAACAAGTGAGTGCGCTCCCATGCGAACAATTGATTACTTCCACATCCGACTTCCAGCGCTGGAACTGCCGCAGCATCCGATGAAAATCGGCGGGCGTTGAGTTCTTCAGTACGGGAGGATGCTTCCCGAAGTAGTGCGTCCCCTTCATGTCCATGCCCAGCAGAACGATGCGTGTCGCTCCAAGCATCAGCGCAACGCGCATCGCCTGCAGCCCGCTGTTTGAACCAGCCGGGAACATCGACTCGGGTTTCAGCCTCTCAGTCCCCTTGAGTTCGCCGCCACAGAACTTGCGTCCTGCAAACTGCAAGGCTTGCGGATGCTGCTTCCACCAGTTGATGTCGTTGCTCACCATGGCGTCGGCCCATGGTGCTAGCAGATAGGCATTCGAAACTGCAATAGCCTTGCACCGGCGTTCATCATGCGCGTCCTTCACGCGTGAGACCTGCTCGTGCGACAGGCTCTGGCCGGTCGCGAGCACAACGAACGTGGTCATCGAGACGTGATGAACTCGAAGTCAAGCATATAGCCGTAGTTGCGGGTGCTCGGATCACGCGGACGCTGAGCAGCGTTGATCATGTTCGCGTGCGTCTGAATTGCATTTCTAATGGCGAGGGCTGCCGCATCGGTGCTTGCCTGGGTAGCGCCATACACGTCAATCTGGACGCGTGCATCGTCAGCGTCCGGCACCTGGCCAAGATAGTTCGCTGGCGTACTGAACGGCATCTGCCACACCGCATAGACCGGAGGCTTGTCCTGTGGCGCTTCACCAAAAGGATAGAAGCGCATGTTCGGCGGATTGCCGAGCACGGCTCGGCACGCGCTCGAAGCCGCGACGATTGCGAACACCGCTGGTGTCATGGCTAGTAGTAGTGGT